GAAAATTACCAACGTCTTGACTGGCTATATAAGCTAATGCCGCGCTGGCTTCATTTTTACGAATAACCGCGCGTGTTTTGGGTCTAAACAACTTAGACCGCCTGTAGTCTTTTTGGCAATAGCGTGATTTGTCAGGATGTTCTCCTTTCCATTGTCTTAGCGATTTATCCCAGCGATTCCGCAATTCAGCATCGGCATAAGATTTGCTTTCGCTGTAAGTATCACGCGACAATTGCAACCAATCAACACCGACTAATTCAATACCTTGATTTTCTTCCATGTCGTCATCGTCTTCTTTCTCGACTTCATAACCTGCTTGATTTTCAGTCATGTCTTATCGCCTCGCCTTTGAAGTCGTATAAAATCGCGGCTTCGTCATTAGCAGTTAATCCACGTCTAGCAACATTGTATCGCTCTAATAATTCGCCGCCCGCCCTAATAGTTAATTTCATGCCAGCAAATGACAATAATCCGCAAGATAGAATCACGGCGGAGTTAGCTAACATTCTGTTAAATCAGCGATTAACAAAAACAATACCATGGTTTCACACAGTCATTGGCGCATACCAAACGGCACAGGTCTATGGTGAAGTTATCAGTTGCCAATACTGGGAAACAGACAAAGACGCGCCGTGTATCGATTTAATTCCACCTGAAAACTTCCTTATTTCACCGTCGGCTGATTGGATTAATCCGATAGCAACAACGCCATACATCATTCATTTAATCCCCATGTACGCTCAGGACATAAAAGCAAATGACGACTGGGACGATGTAACCGACGGCGAGCTATTGGCGGCGGCTAATGAGTCGTATGATTCAACACGCACCACGCGCGAAAATACAGACAGCAAATCTAACAACTACACGAAAGTTACCGATTTTATGATTGTTTGGATTAGACGGTACATAGTCAAAAAAGCAGGTATTGATTGGGTTTATCACACTTTGGGAGAGCAGCGGTTACTCGATAAGCCCATGCCATTAACTGATGTTTACCATGCTGGAAATCGACCTTATGCACTTGGTTCTTGCGTTATTGAAGCGTTTAAGCCGCGTCCAATTGGTGTCGCTGAATTAATATCAGATATTCAAAAAGAAATTAACGGCGTAACTAATCAGCGCATGGATAACGTCAAGTTAGCAATGGACAAACGCTATTTTGCAAAACGTAATGCACGGGTAGACTTGAGAAGCGTGACCGCAAACGTAGCTGGTAGCGTAACTTTAATGGATGACCCCGCTAGTGATGTGATTGTTCATTCTACGCCTGATGTAACCGCGTCATCGTTTCAAGAGCAAGACCGATTAAATTTAGAATTTGATGATTTGGCGGGCGCGTTTAGCAATGCAACTGTTCAAGCAAACCGCCGTTTAAATGAAACCGTGGGTGGCATGGAAATGTTAAGCAGTGGTGCAAATCAGATTAGCGAGTATCAGCTTAAGACATTTAATGAAACATGGGTAGAGCCTGTTTTGCGACAGTTGCTAGACTTAGAAATGCTTTATGAGTCAGACCAAGAATTGCTAGATTTTGCCGCCCAGTCGCTAGGAGTAGATCAGTTAGAAGATTGGATGTTTTCTGGTAAGTACAATTTAAACGTGAATGTTGGTACAGGTTCATCCGACCCGCAAAACCAGATTAAAAACTTTTTCTATGGCTTACAAACGCTATCAAGTGTTAATCCAGCGATTATTCAGCAAATAAACACTGAGGAAGTTATTAAAGAGGTGTTTGGAAAATTGGGCTACAAAGACGGGAAACGATTCTTTAATCTTGATAAAAACCCTGAAATTGACGCGCTACAGCAACAAATCCAAGTTTTGCAAGCCGAACTCGATAAGAAAAATCCAGAGCTTGAAAAAGCTGAAATTACGTTGAAAGAAGCGCAAGCGGTTAAGTTATTAACAGAAGCTCAATACTCGGCAATGCAAGGCGGTTCTACTGTTGCGCAAATACCCTCAGTAGCACCGATAGCCGATATTATTATGCAAAATGCAGGTTATCAAGCACCTCCAGAATCAGACGACCCTAATTATCCATTTACCGAACAACCGCAAACAGTACCCGACATCCCCGTCTCGTCAAACATTGGCGCGTACGAAGGCATAGAAACTAATCGAGTCGAGGATAACATTTGATGGACGACTTATTAAAAACTGCACAGCTAGGTATTGAAACCGAAAAGTTTTTATTAACTGACCTAGGGCAACATTTACAACAACAAGCAGAAACCGATTTAGAAAATGGCTTTAGAGATTTTTTAATCGCAGACCCGACTGATATTAAACTAATGACAACCATACAAAACAAATGCCTTTTAGCCATGAAATTTAAAACATGGTTAGATGACGCTATCAATGCAGGACAACAAGCACAACAGGAACTACAAGACCATGACGATTGAAACATCCACCGAAGCAACGCAAGGCGATGAAACTCAAGCAGTTGAGATACAAGACGAAAAACAAACTGAACGCGACAGAATCGCGGAGAATTATGAAAAGAATTTGCTTGTTGAATCTGGCAAAGCAGAACCAGAAGCACGGCCACAGACTGAGCAAATTGAGCAACCATCATCATCGAATGACGTTGATCAATCTGAACCAGAAACGCCACAACCACAACTTATAAAAGTCAAAATTGACGGCGAAGAAAAAGAAATCACTATCGAGGAACTGACACGCAATTATCAGAAAACTACGACTGCTGATAAGCGTTTGCAACAGGCTGCCGAAGAACGGAAACGGCTAGCAGAAGAGCGTCAGGAGCTATTGGAGCTACGCAAGCAAACCGCTCCACAGCCGCAAGAGCCAGACCGATTAACTCAACTAATACAAATCAGGAAAGAAGCGTTAAAACAGGGTAATGTTGATTTGTTTGAACAAGCGGATGCTGAAATTGCTAACGAGCGGCTACAGCAAGTTAGTAAGCAATCAATCGATGCGGATGCACTAACGCAGCGCATTTACACTGAGCTTAACACTAAGCTAGAGTATGAGAACGCTCACAGCAAGTTTTTGGAATCAAACAAAGCTATTGCCAATAATCAAATGTTGTATAATCTTGCTATGCAACAATTAAATGCAGTTTGTCAAGATGAAACTATCGAAACTTACGAACAGGCATTTAAAGAAGTCGAAAGACAATTGCAAGAAATAACCACCGCAATAACGCCGAAAACCGACATACAGACGGACAGACAAGCATTAAAAAGCACTATCCCAAATTCAACGGGACGCGCCACCGCTAGAACTGCCCCACCCGCCACGGTAAAAGAAGAAACACCTCAAGATGTTATTGCAGAAATGAGACGGGCGCGCGGTCAAGCGTAGCCTTTTTAACCACTAATCAGGATTATTTATGACTGGTCAAGTATGGGCAACCAACGAGTTAGGCGGATATATGTATTCGTTGAATTTGTCCAAAGAATTAAGACACGCGTTACAGCCTATGATGCGTTTTAGACAGTTTTGCGACGTGAAAGATGCGTCAATGCAGGGCAAGAGTAAAGGCGAATTATTCCACTGGAACGTCTATTCAAACACTGCTGCACAAGGTGGTGAGTTAAATGAATCAGAGGTCATGCCAGAAACTAATTTTACTATTAGCCAAGGCAGTTTAACGATCACTGAATATGGTAACTCAGTACCGTACACTGGCAAGTTAGACGATTTAAGCGAACAGCCAGTAAAAGAAATCATTAACAAAGTGCTTAAGAATGACGCGGCGAAAGCGTTTGACCAAGCGGCTTACAATGAATTCGCAAGCACTGTGCTGTATGCTGCACCAACAAGCGGCACATCAACTACTGCATTAACATTAACCACCAACAGCGCGACCGCAACGACTAATAACGTGGCAATGGGTAAAGACCACATTAAAGCCTTTAGTGACTTGATGAAAGAGCGCAATATCCAGCCTTACGACGGCACTAACTACATTTCTATCGGTCATCCGTCAACTTTTCGCACAGTCAAAAATGATTTAGAAGCCGTGCATCAATACACCGATGCAGGTTTTCAGATGATTTTGAAAGGTGAAATTGGTCGTTATGAAAACGTGCGATTTATCGAACAGACTAATATTGCCAAAGAAACATGGACTAATGCCAAGTCGAATTGGGCGTATTTTTTTGGTGCGGATACAGTTGCCGAGGCGATTGCAGTACCCGAAGAAGTACGCGGTAAAATCCCAACTGATTACGGTCGGTCGAAAGGTGTAGCGTGGTATTACCTAGGCGGTTTCGGCATTGTGCATACAAGCATTGCAGAAACCAGAATTATCAAATGGGCTAGCGCAGCTTAAAGGAGCATTAAAATGTATGATTCATTCGACAATGAGTTGCGACTGTACCAAGTCCGTGCAAATGACTTTGGCGGCGGTGCTGATACGACTACAAAAGTTATAGGTCCATCGGGTAAACGCGGTCGTGTTAAATCTGTTTGGATTGACCATGTTACTGAGACGTTTGTGGGTACAACCACAGGCGGCGGCGTTTACGTTGGGAAATCAGGTGATACTAACGCGTATTTTGAGAGTAATTTAACGTCGTTAAAAGGCTCTGCACCTGCCGTTGGCACACCAATCAACCTAGCGGACACATTAACAGGCGATTTAGAAATCCCTGCGGATACCGAGGTGCATATCACTTGCATTGCCACTGTCGGGGGTACTGTGACTGGTATCGCTGATGCAAACGTCCAGATTCTCTGGTACTAATCAATCAAGGGGCTAGCAAAAACTAGCCCTTTTCTAATGAGGCAATCATGAAATTAGATAAAGACAAGCCATACGGAACGGTACACGGCGGCGGGGTAGTCTCTTACGAACAAGCCAACATGTTATTCGATATTGACGGAAACCAAGTTGATATTGACGGCAAGCCAGTACAAACACAAAAACGCACACAAAAAGGCGTAGACAATGAAGCTATCGACGCTGCTATCTGATTGCAGAGTAAAGCTAGATGACACTGTTGAAGATTATAAATTCAGCAATGCAAAGCTTGTGTCTTGGCTTAATGAAGCGCAAATGCAAGCGGTACGTCGTACGCGTTATTTAATCGGTACTAAACAAATATCGATTAGATCAGGAATTGCTTTGTATGACTTGCCAAGTGAGATTATTTTACTGAGACGAGCAAAGTTATCGAGTCAAGACAATAAGCTTTGTTTTACTAGCCAAAATGACTTGGATGAAAGCGTTTTAGGATGGGAATCATCAACAGGCACACCAACCCATGCGGTTTTAGATGTGCAAAATGGTAAAATCAGACTTTACCCGATACCAACAGCTAACGATACGCTAAACTTAACTGCTATTGTTGAGCCAGACACTTTAACCGATGACACGGATATTCCAACTCGATACGCTTATGCGTTCGTGGATTGGGTATGTTATCGAGCATTCCAGATTTATCAAACTGAAGATAAAGCGGCAGACAATAAGCACATGCAAATGGCGATGACTTATTTAGCTAGTTTTGAGAGTGAGTTCGGCAAAGCATCAACCGCACAAAATGAAATATATGATTTATTGCATAGACCGTTTAACAGCTTCGATGGTACATACTAATGTCCTCAATCCTTGATTTAACACCGCCTGACATCATTATCAGATTTAAAAAGGGTGCTACTTTAGACCCTATTTTTTTATACCTAAATGAATCAGGAACGGTCACTGACTTAACAGGCTACACAGCTAAAATGCAAGCGCGTGAATATGTCACTGACGCGGCGGTTTTGACTGGCTTTGATCTGACAACGGAAAACGGCGGGCTTGAAATAGTCACGGTTGCAAGCTTTACCGCGCCAGCAGGAACGGTTTTATCGAATGGAACAGTCCTAGAAGTTGAAACGACTTATACGAATGCGTACGGCGTACAGCTGCATGTAACAGACACAGTGACCGATGCTATCGATTGGGAGAATGCAGTTTTTGACGTTAAGCTGTATGAACCAAGTCCAAGCACCCGCGTCATTCCTTTGGTGGATGGTACTTTAGAGCCTGAATCAGTGGTGACGCGATGACTGTTATTATTAATCAAGATGACACGGTTTTAGTTATTGCTCAGTCGCAAAACGCGCTAATCGTGGGAGTTGGCGTTCAAGGGGCAACGGGGGCGGCTACAAACGTTACTGGAATAACAGGTTTTACGAACGGTAGCGGGTTCACTGGCAATGTCACGAATAATAATTTGTCGCTTGTTTTGCAAAATGCAAACGCAACTCAGACAGGGCAGTTAGTTGATAGCGACTGGCTTTTATTCAATAGCACGGTTGGCAATGTCACGCTTGCTCAGGGTAATATTACTGATTTACAAGGCAACATGACAGCCGCACTTGGTAATATCACAGAGGCTCAAGGAAACATAACAGCAACACAGGGGAATGTAACCGAACTAACTAATTTAACTGCTGCTCTAAATAGTTCACTCAGCGGTCATATTGGCAACTTCACTAATCCACACAATGTAACTAAAACTCAGCTAGGATTATCAAATGTATCTGATATTGCCCCGCTAGACTTGCCAATTAGTAACCTAACCCAAACCGCTTTAAACGCTAAGCTTGATGCTAATCAAAAGGGCGCGACAAATGGAGTCGCTGAATTAGTAGGTGGGACAGTGCCGTCCGCTCAGTTACCTAGCTATGTTGATGATGTTATTGAGGCATCTAACTTTGCCGCGCTACCCGTCACTGGAGAGGCTGGTAAAATTTATGTCACACTCGATACTAACCTTACTTATCGGTGGTCTGGCAGTGCGTATGCGGAAATATCAGCATCATTGGCATTAGGCGAATTATCATCAACTGCTTATCGCGGTGATAGAGGCGCGATTGCTTACAATCATTCGCAAGAAACTGGAAACCCACATAACGCTACAACGGCGAATATCAGCGATAGCACTAATAAACGATATGTAACAGACGCTGACTTAGTCAATATCACAAACATATCCAGCAAAGGTACGTCCAACTTAAGTTACGTTCAGGGCAATGGAACAGTCAGCGGATTAACACTCACTGGAAACGCCACTGGAACAGGCGGAAACCTGACTTTAGGTGGCAATTTAACTGGCGTTGTTTTTGAGAGCAGAACAATAAACGGTGAAAACTTAACTGCCAATATCACTATCCAGCATCAACAACTCGGTGTGCTTACATGGGTTGATAGCGGTCACACGGGAGGGAACTTAACGTGCGCTTTTTTTAATGAAAATAGCGAGGCTGGTTTAATCAATATCAGCGGTAATGGCACATCAATTCTAAGTAATAACAATGCTGATTTAGGTACGCCTGCTGGTGGGAATTTAACTAACTGCAACGGAACGGCGGCTGGCTTGACGGCTGGGAATGTAACTAATATTAACGTGACTAATGTTACTGGTATTTTGCCATTTGCAAACGGCGGCGTTAAGCAAGGCGCATGGACAAGCTACACACCAACGCTTGCAAATATTACAGAAGGTAATGGTACAAAAGCTGGTTATTCCATTCAGGTCACAGAAAAAACTAGGATTGGTAGGTTTAGTTTTACGCTTGGCAGCACATCAAGTATTGGCGCGACA